AAAATAAGTTTTGTTCCATAGTTATCTAATACCCAAAGTCCTGGATCAATTGTAAAGTCAGCAGACGAAGCTTCACCCCATGCAACGTAATCTGATATGTTAGTGACTGTTGCACCTGCACTGTGAGTTGCTTTAGTTGTTCCGTTAACACCTCTAGCTCCTCCGCTTAACGTTCCAGTGGCTGTATCATTATTTGTAAAACTAATATCTTCAGTTCCAATTCTAATTTCTCCAGAAGAAGGAAAAGCTGTTGAGCTTGCTAACACAATATCAGTTGTAACAAGATCGGTTAAAGCAGTCGATAACGTAGTTGTTGCTGGTCCGTTTGCAGTACCGCCGTAGTTCGCAGTACCCCAACCAAAGCCACCTAATTGTTGTGATGGACCAACGTGATAATATAATAAAGCTGATGCTGAACCAGATGAACTTAAAGGTGTGCCGCTTTCTACAGAAGCCATTGTAATTGTAAAAGTATTAAAAGATGGCACAGACGTCACCATAAATTTTTGATCTTCAAACGTCGCGTCAGTAAATGTTGATCCTACTGCAGTAACTCCACTAACAGCATCAAACAAAACAATGTCATCTTCTATTAAACCGTGAGACGTAGTTGTGTTTACGGTTACGCTTGTAGAAGAAGATGTACTTGTAAAAGTACAACCAGTTATTGTTGTTCTTATTGGGTGTATGTCGTAGTATGTCCCGCCTGAATAAACATATAAAATTTTGTTTGTGCCTATCGCTGCGTATTTAATACCAGCGTTATCATCAAAATGGTGTAATGCCCGACCTGCTCCGGTAAGTTTATCTTGTCCTAATTGGGACCAACCACCTATTTTTTCAGGTGAGCCATATCTAAAACGTACATTATCACCATCAAACCATTGACCCTCGGCCCCGGTTTCAGTAACCTGTTTATTAAATCCTGGTAAAAATCCTAATTTTTGAAGCATAGATTATTTTTATCATATCAATAAAAAATATCTAGTTGTTTTTATATACGATACCATATTCTAATGGCAGATACTACTTATTTTTATTTAAAATTTGGCCCTACTAAAAAAATAGTTAAAGTTTTTCTTTCTCCTTTTGTGACTGGTTCTACTTTATGTAACAAATTAGATCTAAACATTAACATACTTCCAGGGTGATCTAATGGAAGCACATGAACTTTTTTACTGCCGTTATATATCATAAATTTTCCTCCCTCATATTTTTTTTCTGAAACATTTATAATAACTGTAAATTTTACATCGTATGCAAAATCATCATTTGCATCTATGTGCCAATCATACTGTCCTTTATTTTTACTTGAATAAGTATTGTGATGTACGAATTGATTTGTAAACTTAAACAAATCATAACCAAAATTATTTGCATTGCTATGATAACAATGTTCTACTGCATTATTTAAATTTTTTTCTATTTTTTTGTAAGGGAGAAAAACAACTTTAGAAGTTTGTTTAACAAGTGCTGGTGTATTTTTACCTTTAATTGGTTTACATTTATTTATTTTTTTAATTTGTTCTTCTCTAATAATATCTCTCCACCACCAATAGTATTGTTTCATTTTCATTAAATTTTATTATACATACGAAAACCAACCAGTTGCAATATACTTAGTTTCTTTTTTAGCTACACAACCTCTGTGTACATGTGTCCAGTCAGAGGGCCATATTAAAGTCAAACCTTTTTCTGGTTTTATTTTAATTTTTTGATGAAGCCATTCTGTTTCTCCGTCTTCTTCAACTGTATTTAAGTAAGTCATAAAAGCCATAATTCTATGAGATGAAATTATATTTGAGTTTTCTGTGTGCCAACTATAAAAACCCTCACCAGGTTTATATCTTTGTATATTAATTAATTCTCTCATGGCCCAAGGCGCTAAATATATATCTAATGCAGGAAATACTTTCTTATACTCTTCCACACAATATTTTAATTGAAAAGCATATTTAACCATGTTCTGATCTTCCATGTTTATATTAATATCAGTAGATATTTTTTTAGTTTTATCACGACCAGTATCTAAAACACCTAACTTATGTAATTTTTCATTAGCTTCAAAAAACTCTATAAGTTCATCGCATATTTTAGGATCAATATACCAACCTTTTAAAAAACCTTTTTGTTTGTTTAATTTATATTTTTTCAAAAAATTACCACGTCCAAGATATTGCTGAATAACGAGTTCCTTTTTTTACAGGCTTTACTTCATGTGGAAATAAAAAATTAGAAGGAAACACTAAAACATCTCCTTTTTCAAAATCTAATTTTTTACCTTGCATCATAAATTCTCCTCCAGAATAATCATCATTTAAAGAACATAATACACTTAGTATCGGCACACCTTTTCTTGTTCCATCAAATATATTTGTTATGTGATCACAATGTTGTGCCATTTGTTTATTTTTTTTATACTTATTGTATCTTAAAAAAGAATAACTATCCCAACTATCAAACCATGAAAATCTTAAATATTTTAAAATATAGTCATGTATTGCGTACCAAAATTTATCCATGATTTCATTATTTGTAGTAACTTGATCCGTGTACATTGTAGATAATTCTTTACTTCCAGATAACTTAACTTCTTTTTTTGTTGCTCTGTTATAGAAAGTATGTTCATTCCATTCAGCTTTAAAAGTTTTTAATTGTTTTACTGTTTCGTCACAAAGTGGTTTATCCAACCAACTTTTATAATTTCTTACATAAAAATCTAAATTTTTTTTCATAAAATTAATTCAGTTAAAGCTCTTTGATTTCCAAAAGTTCCTTTAACAAAAACGTTAAAGGCTAGACTCATTCTTGCATTGTTACCTTTTTTTAAATCTACAGTATGTGTTGTAGAAGAAGGAAACATAACTAACTTTCCGCTAGATACAGGATAAACCCAGGACTCACTGTTAAACCAATTAAATGCTTTTGGCATTAATTTAATTATTTCGTGTCTATCTCTATCTCTAAAAAATTTTATATTATCGTTTTGTTTGTCTGCATTTATATATAGGACTCCTGAAACTAAAGAGTTAGGATGATTATGTATGTGGTGATATTGTTTTTCATTTGTAACGTTTAACCAAGATTGAGTGATGTAAGGTTTTATTTTGTTTTTAGTGTCGTATACTTTATCAAAATATATCTTGATGTGTTGATTTAAAATTTTTTTAATATCTTTCATAGCGGGTTTGTTTAAAATATAGTTATCGTCTGAAGTAATATTACCTTCATTTGCATTATGGCTTTTCATAGCCTTAGCAAAAAAAGTATGTTCTTTTTTTAAAAATGGTCGAGATAAATTAGATAAATAAATAGGTACTGGAAATAAACCTTCTATGGTAGTTGATACAGCTTCTGGAACAAATTTTTCTTTCATATATTCTATTTTTAAATATAAATTAAAAACAGACTAAGTCAATGAAATTTTATTATGTTAATACCCAATTTGTGGTTGCTTCGTCCCATGTGTATGCACTTGGATCTGGATCAGTAGGTCGTTCTACAGGTGCTTCCCAATTACAAGTTTCTTCATTTAAAACCCATGATTCAAATGGTTTTGGTGGAATAAAAGCATCTCTTTCTGAGTCGTAACTATAACCTTCTCCAGGAGAATTTTTTCTAAAAGGAGTGCCTCCTAATTTATGAACACCTGCTTGAGTGTTATAAGAACCTTGAACCCAAACCGAAGTTTGTTCTTTGTATAAAGTTCTTAAAAAAGCAATACCTCTAAGTTCAGATTCTTGTCCACCTGAATCTTCTAAAACCTTATTATTAACTGTAGTAGTGTGAATCACTTCTCCAAAATCATTTATTCTTGCAAAGATAGCCATTATGCTGATGTATCCCATGAACCAGAGCCAGTAAAACTTAATATCGTATTACTACCACTTGTTGTTATTGTAGGCTCGCCTGTAGTTAATTCTGAAAAACTAGCAGTAGGTACTGAAATAATTACAATACCTGAACCACCGGCTCCTTGGTTTCCTCCGCCGCCACCGCCAGAGTTTGCTGTGCCGGGTTGTCCGCCTTGATAACCAGGTTGGTTTCCTCCAGCTCCACCACCGCCAGATCCTCCTGGTCCTGCACCACCACCACTTTGAGAGGCACCTCCGCCTCCGCCAGCGTATGTTACAGATGATCCTGTAATTGAACTTGAACTTCCGTTACCACCCGCACCTCCTGGTGAAGATGTACTTGGAGCATTGCTTCCGCCGTTTCCAGCGCCACCGCCTCCTGCTCCTGGATAATAAGGTCCTCCAGGTCCTGCAGCGTTACCGCCACCGTTACCTTGTGAAGGTGATACTGAAGGTGTATTTCCAGATGCTCCTGGAGTACCATTTCCTCCGCCGCCTCCGGATCCACCAGTACCTGCAGATGGTGTATTTCCCCCACCACCTTTACCGCCTCTTGCAGAAGAAAAAGTACCTAAGTTTGGTGATGCGTAAGATGAGTCTGAACCAATACCATTATATGGACCACCAGTCCCAACAGTTATTGTTACTGTTTCTTTTACACCGACAGTTACACCAGTAGGATTTCTAAAACCTCCGGCTCCACCGCCTCCGCCATTGTTAGCACCGCCGCCAGCGCCGCCACCAACAACTAAAAAATCAACATTAAATGGAAATGCAATAATTTTACCTGGTCCTCCTCCAGCTCCAAATCCTAAAACTTGGTAACCAAAAGATTTACCTTTTTTGGTTTGAGTAGTCCTTGTGCTCTTACCTGTAGTAAGATTGTTTTTTAAATCTCTCATATTTCAATTCCTTACGCGTCGTTAGCTGCGTCAGTAGTATAGAATATTTTAATTCCTATTACTCTTGCATCGGCAGTGAAAGTATCTCCACCAGCGTTTGCATCTCGGAATAATTGAAAATAAGATATCTCACCTGCTGCAGGAGAACCCGCAATTGTAACATCTCCGCTTTCAGATGAAATTTGTTGATCTTCTACTGTACCTATGCCAGCGTCTGTAACGTTAACCGCAGTTCCATATGCAACATCAATAGTATCACTATCTGCACATGCAACTCCTTGTAATCCAAAAATACAATCACCTGTGTTTGTAGAACCAGGTGTCCAATATACTTGATAAGTTATTGTTCCTTCATTCCATGATTTAGGCATGGCTATTGAAAATTGTGCAAACTCATCTGTATCTTTGTCAAAATCTAATACTTTTAAATCTGGTCTTGTTGCTGTTGTTTCTGCTTGCGCGGCTTCAGCTCCGTTAGTTGTAGCTCCATACATAGCAGCAGCCGGAACCCATATAGTTTCTTTTCCAGCAATTTTAACTGCAGCTGTTCCTGATTTTAAAACTCCTGATCCTTTAGGGTTGATATTTATATCAACGTTTGTTTCACCTGAAGCTGTAAATGTTGGACCATTACCTGTTGCTGCGTTAGCATATGTTATTTCGTTAACTGCTGAACCTGTCGCTGTTAATAAAAATAACTCATTGCCATTAGTATCTAAGATAGAAGTACCAATTTTCGGCGATGTCAGAGTTTTGTTTGTTAAAGTCTGTGTTCCAGTAAGAGTTACATCTCCATCACCTGAACCAAAAGCTAAAGTTATAATATCTGGGTTAGATCCATCATTAGCTGATGCAAAAACTAATTGATCTCCTTTATCTGTTGCACTGAAAGTAAAGCTGTCTCCTGAACCAGTTATATATTTAAACTGAACAGTATAAGCCCCTGAAGTTGAATTTCTTAAGAAATAAAATGTTTGAACATCATTTGGAATAGTTACGATTTGATTTCCAGAAATTGAACCTGTGAACTCAATCATTCTGTGCGCAAGAGTTGCACCAGTTGATCCATCAGAAACTGATAAATCAGTTTGTTGTGCACCACCGGCTATAGATTGTTGTGTAAATCCGCCTGAAATTTGTTCAAGAATATTTAAATTAGTATTAGTTTTTGTTCCCCAAGTTCCGGCATTTTCACCGGTTGCCATTAATTCTACGCCAAGCGCTGTATATGTTGATGCCATATTATTTTCTCCTTAAATTCACTAAGCAGCATGATTTACGTCTGTATACGAAGTATTGCCAGTTATGTCAATATCTTTATATGCTATAGTACCTAAGCCTGTTGTGCCTAATTCTGTTGTTGCTTCTTGTCCTTCTAATCCCATTACATCTGCAGGTGTAATTGCTCCTACAGAAGAAGTTGCTACAGAAGGTGCAGTTAATGGAACACCTATTCCTACAACAATAGATCCTACAGCAGAAGTTGCTGGAGAAGGTGCTGTTGGTGTAAATACTTGTGCATCATTAACAGTTACTGATCCTATATTAGATGTTGCTGAAACTCCACTTATTCCTACTACGTCTGCAGGCGTAATTGCTCCTACAGAAGATGTTAAATTACTAGGTGCAGTTAATGAAACAATAACTCCTGTTAAAACTGATCCAACGCCTGTAGTTGCTGAAACTCCAGATAGAGATAAACTTCCCGATCCAAATAATAAACCAGGTGTTCCTACTGATGATGTTGCAGATTGACCAGTTAATCCAACTACCATTTCTGTTGGAGATATTGAACCAACGGCTGTTGTTGCTACTCCGCTAGATGCTACATCAACAAAAACAGTGGTTGCATTTTCACCCCAGTTTTCAAATCCCCATGTATCACCACCCCATCCTTGTTCAGGAAAGGCTGTTACACTTCCTACAGCTGTTGTTAATTGACCTGCACTACTTAATTGAATAGTTGGATCAAAACTTTCTCCCCATGGTTCTTGACCCCAATCATCTCTTCCCCATCCTTGTTCAGGATAAGCCACTAAAGTTCCAAGTGCAGAAGTTGCAGAGGATGGTGCACTAAGTGTAATTGAATTATTGCCTTGTGCTCCCCATTGTCCATCATCCCATGAAAGTAGTCCCCACGTGTTTGATGTAGGTGTGTTTGCTTGACCTCCCATTCCTGGGTGAGCTGAACAATAATAATAAAGTGTAGGTGCTGAAGTAGCTACACTAATTTGTGTATAAGCACCCGATGATCCTGGAGTTCCGCTTGTAGTTACTCCAGTAGTATATTCGGATCCACTATTGTGCGTACCATCAGAGGTTGTTGAAAATCTTAAAGGGTGTGTGTAATTTGATGAATCAGATTGATCAAATTTATAAACTCCGCCTTCGGCTAATTCTACTGTAGCTTGTTGTACGCCATCAATAAAATATTTATTGCCGGAACCAGTTGATACAACCGTAACTGTAAAAGTTCTGGTTATGGACATAAGGACTTACTCCTTATGCTATTCTAACTATAGCTGTTGTAGCTGCTTTAGCAGGAAATTGAATTGTAAAAGTTCCAGAAGAAACTGTTTTGTCTCCTCCGAAAGCTACTGCACAAACTGCAGGATCTCCTGT